ATCCATATATGAAGTTGGCTGTGGACCTTATGCTAAAAATATCGAGCTAGTATGCAGAGCGTTAGGATATACTCCTGACCGATTGTTGTTGGAAGATCCGCTTTTAGAAAAATATATTGCTCTCAACAAATCTGTCAATCGATTTGTTGGATATCCAAACATAAAAATGTTCAGCAAACCAATGGAGCAGTTTTCATTATCTGATTATGACATAGAGCCGGTCGATGTTTTAATCTGCAACAACGTTTTAGATCACGTGCAATCTATTGAAGGCTGTTTCCAGCATATGTTTTCATCTCTTAAAGATGGTGGCATATTAATATTTGGACAAGATTTAACGTCGGCAGAAGATATAGAAAAACACAGCAATCTCATTGATCCTTGTCATCCAATAAAACTGGATGAATATTCAATTCAAAAATATATTGATTCATATAATGTGTTATATAAAAACGTTCTAACCAGAAGCGAAGGAAGAAATCCGGAACATCATTATGCCACTATGATATTTGTTGGACGCAAAAAAGCTTTATGAAAAAGGTAATATCATTTTCTTTATGGGGAGATAATCCAAAGTATACGATTGGAGCTCTTTATAATGCTGAACTGACTCCGGAGATATATCCTGGTTGGATATCCAGATTTTACGTAGGTACTAGCACTCCCTCTAACGTTGGAAGAAAACTGGAAAAGTTAGGTTCAGAAGTGATCTATATGAATGAATCCGGCGATTGGAGAGGAATGTTTTGGCGGTTTTATACAGCGGCAGAAGATGATGTTGAAATAATGCTTTCTCGTGATGCAGATAGCCGCTTAAATTTGAGAGAAAAGGCGGCGGTATATGAATGGTTGGCATCTGATAAAGATTTTCATATCATGCGAGATCATCCGGCGCATAGTGCTCCTATAATGGGAGGAATGTGGGGAGCTCGTGGAAGTATTCTTAGAGACATTAAGAAGATGATCGATCAATATCAGAAGGGAGATTTCTGGCAAGTTGATCAAAACTTTCTTCGTGATCAGGTGTATCCTATCATTAGAAATCGTGCCTGCGTACACGATGAATTTTTCGAAAAGAAACCATTTCCAACAGTAAGACAAAATTATGAATTCGTTGGAGATGTGTTCGATGAAAATAACGTTAGACACCCCGAATATTGGAAAGCTTTTGGGAGATAAAGAAAATGAAATTTTTTAATATTGATTGCCATATATCCGTAATACGAGACGTTAAAGATATCTTCTCGGAGTTAGGGCATCAAGTTGATAGTTGGTGTATATCTGGACACAACTGGGTTATGAACAATCCCAGTCCAAAAGTTGATATAATATCAAGTGAAAATTGGCATTCAATCAATGATGATATGTGTGAACGTTTTTATCAAAGATATAAGCAGGAACTTTCAGAATATGATGGTTTTATCGTAACGTATCCGCCTGTTTTCGTTAAGCTTTTTGAAAAGTTTAGCAAGCCGATTATAATGTACGTTCCAATAAGATATGAAGTTCCATACACAAACAAACCTATTGAGTGGGAAAAGTTTAACAATTTTCTGAGAAATGGAATCGACTCTAAATTAATAATACCGGTAGCTAACAGCATATATGAGAAGAAATATTCTGAGTATTTCTTAAAGAGAGATTTTCACTATATTCCAAATATTTGCGAATATACTAAGAACAATTGGCAACCTAAAAACGATATGTATCTTTATTTTTCAAAATTTCAATTGAAAACAAATAGTTCAAATTTGTATGACAAAAGATTGCTTGGACGTTATAACTGGTCAACTTTAGCTAAATTTAAAGGAATAGTGAACATTCCTTACAACTGTTCAACTATGTCAATATTTGAACATTATACAGCCAACATTCCAATGTTTTTCCCAACGCCGCAGTTCTTACTTGAGCTTTATCAACAGTATCCAAAAGATGGAATATTGTCTGAGATAAGCTGGAATCAAGTATTAAACTTGCCACCTGGTAGCTACATATCAGCAGACAAAGATGATCCTAATTTATATAACAACATCGACGTTATAAAGAAATGGATCATGCATTCGGATTTCTACAATACGGAAACATTACCACATATTCAATATTTTGGTAGCTTTGATGAAATGGAGCATATACTTAACGTCAGCGATGTCCAAAGTATCTCAGCCAATATGAGAAAACAAAATATATTAAAAAGACAAAAAGTGTATGAAGCTTGGAACAATATAATAAAAGCATATTATTGATATACTCATGAATCCAGATACAAATTTAATTATTGGCTTAAATTCCCAGCTTGGAATATATTTTCGAGATTATTTTAATGTCAAAGGAATGCCTTACGTATCTGTATCGGCTCATGATTATGAGCAAAACGAACGTTTTTCAAAACTTAAATGGAATGAAGTTTATCTTTGTTTTGGTGAATCTCGAAAATATATTGATGATACTGTACAGTATGATCATGTTAATTACGAGTTAACTAAATGGTATATTGATTCATATAAAAAATTGTCTAATGACGTTTATGTATATTCGACTTGTGAACTTTGGAACGAATATTCAGGACCAATATCAGTATCAGATAGTTGGAATCATTGCAAAACAGAATATTTGAACTCTAAAAGGAAATTGGCTCAACATATAATTGATCAAAAAAAAGATTATTCGAATGTGCATATACAATATCCTTTTAATTTTAATTCACCATATAGATCAAACGAATTTTTATTCGGAAAAATATTTGATTCGATACTCAATAAAAAAATTGTAGAAGTTGGAAATATTAATTTCTATCGAGATATTATTCATCCTAGATTTGTTGTAGAAAAAACGATCAACTCAAAGAAAGATCAATTGATTGGCTCTGGTCGATTAACATATGTTGCTGATTTTATAAATGACATATATCAATCTTTTGATATAACTGCTAATGATTATATAAAATGCAATAAAAATTTCTACAAAGAGTATCAGGTAATTAAAGAATATTATTTGAAAAGCGACACGTGTCAATATTCATATGATGCTTTAGTTAAAGATACGATATCGGATCTTAATAAAATGAAAAGGATATAGAATGCAAACAGGACAAATTAATAGAGGCACTATCCTGGGAGATTATATATATAATCTGGTTAAAGAACGTAAAGATATACTGACAATTGTTGAGTCGGGTACTTGGAATGGATTAGGTACAACCAGATGCATATTGGATGGTTTACGACCAGAACAAAAATTTTGGTCAATTGAACTGTATCCGGATATGTATGAGCTAGCTTTAAAAAATAATCAAGCATATGTTAACGATGAAAGAGTTAAATTTATGCTTGGTTCTTTAATAAAACATGATGAAATATACTGGTTTGATCATTCGCAAATCGATTTAAAAAATGATTTGCACGCTAGTCTTTGGTTCCATAAAGATATTGATCATCTAAAAAAAGCTAAAAACGTTCTCGATGCAATGCCGTCTGAGATCGATCTGTTGATATTGGATGGAGGAGAATATTCAACATACCCAGAATGGGTTAATTTGAAAAATAGAACAAAAGTTGTTGTTCTCGATGATTCATCGATATTTAAATGCTCAAAAATCGCACATGAATTGTCAAATGACAATTCATATAGGTGTTTAATACAACGTCCACATGAAAGAAATGGGTTTGCAATATATGAAAAAAATAAATGAACTTCCAGAAGGGTTTTTGAATCCTTCTAAAAAAAACAGTATTCAATATCTGGATGAACGATCTAAAGTATTGTTTCCTTGGTATTCAAAACCTTTTTTAGATTTCCTTAAAACTCTTGAAACTTCCAATTGGGATGTTTTTGAATATGGTGCTGGGTTTTCAACTCTTTGGTATGCGGTAAACTGTAAATCGATTACTAGTGTAGAAAATGATCAATCATGGTCTACGGGCGTTAGTTCATATATAAAGTCTGTTGGACTTGATAATGCAAACGTCATGTATGAGCCCGGAGGTCCAAACATTTTTGAAGAAGGAGAAAACTCTTCTTACGTAATGTCCATATACAAAACTGATCAGTTGTATGATGTTGTTGTTGTTGATGGTGTTCATAGGAACACGTGCGTAAAACACGCAATTAAAAAAATTAAACCTGGAGGTATGCTGATTTTTGATAATTTTAATCAAAAAAGTATTGGCGGTTCGTGTGATGCTGTTCTTGAAGAATTAAAAAAATATGAACATAAGTCATTTCTTCATCCTATCGAAATGCATCCAAATAAGATTGCAGACTGGTTAACTGATTGCTGGATTATAAATGAATGATTAGCAATTGCTTGACTTAGAGTAGAAAAGGATATATGATAATATGTCTAAGTATTTAATATTTGGTGGTTCTGGGCTTCTTGGGAATGCTTTGATTAAATCGATTAATGGTCCTTATGTCGCCCCACCTTCAAATATATTAAACTTATCTGACAAAAATAAAACCGACGAATATTTCAGAAGCTTTGAATGTGCCGATGGACAGGGTTTATATAGTCAAATAAAATGCTTATTTCATTTAGCGGCGCACGTGGGCGGGGTTCAAGCAAATAGTAAGTTTCTTGGCACATTTTATTATAACAATGCAGCAATAAACGCAAACGTATTAGATGCATCGATTCATTATAATGTGCCTAAAGTAGTTTCCGTGTTGTCAACCTGTGTTTATCCAGATGCTCCATACGTGTCCTATCCGCTCACAGAAGACCAATTACACCTCGGTCCTCCACATGATAGCAACTTTGGTTATGCTTACGCTAAAAGGATGCTGGACGTGCAAACGAGGGCATATCGCAAGCAATACGGGGTCAACTATATTACTGTCATTCCGAATAATCTATTTGGCAAATATGACAATTACCATTTAGAAGATGGACACGTCATTCCCGCTCTTATGAGAAAAATATGGGAAGCTAAAATCAATAATAAACCTACTGTAGAAATATGGGGAGATGGTAGTCCATTAAGAGAGTTTACTTACGCTGAAGATATAGCTCGAATACTCCTTAAAGTCTCAGAAGAATATAATGAAGATCAGCCTCTCAATATTGGTAATACGGAAGAACATTCAATAGCTTCAGTAGCAAAGAAGCTTGTTGAATACCTTGAATACGATGGTAAGTTAATTTTCAATACTAATAGACCATCTGGACAGTTTAGAAAACCATCTTCTAACAAAAGATTATTAGAAAAAACAAGTTGGCGTGCGGAAGACTATACTCCATTTGATATTGCTTTAAAGAAAACCTGTGATTGGTTTAAAGCAACATATCCAAATGTAAGAGGGGTATAATGTCTAAACAAAAGACTGCATTTATAACTGGCGTTACCGGTCAGGATGGTTCTTATTTAGCTAAATTACTTTTAGGTAAAGGTTATCGTGTTGTAGGAATGAAGCGTAGAACTTCTCTTATCAATACAAACCGCCTTGATGATATTGAGGTTTTTAATCATCCAAACTTTAAACTTGAATATGGCAATATGACCGATTCAAGTTCTCTTTATGCTTTACTCATGAAATACAAGCCTGATGAGATATATAACCTTGCTGCACAGAGCCATGTACGGGTTTCCTTTGAGGTTCCTGAAGAAACCTTAGACGTAGTAGGTGGTGGCGTATTGAAGCTTCTAGAGGCTTATAGGTTAATCTGTCCACGAGCACGGTTCTATCAAGCTTCGTCGTCAGAGATGTATGGAGATAATGTTAACGTTCCTCAAAATGAGGAGACACGTATGACACCAGCTTCTCCTTATGCTGCGGCTAAATTATATGGACACAATCTTTGTCGCAATTATCGTGAAGGCTATGGACTTCATATCTCTTCCGGCATATTGTTTAATCATGAAAGTCCAGTAAGAGGTGAGACGTTTGTAACTCGCAAGATTACTCTTGCCGCAGCTAATATAAAGCTTGGTAAACAAGAAACGTTATATCTTGGAAACCTTGATGCGAAGAGGGATTGGGGTTTTGCTGGAGACTATGTTGAGGCAATGTGGTTAATGCTTCAGCAACCAAAAGGTGATGATTTTGTTATATCAACTGGCGAGACGCATACGGTTAGCGAGTTTTTACAAGTTGTGTTTGAACATGCCGGTTTAGACATTAACAAGCACGTTAAGAACGATACACGACTATATCGTCCACATGAAGTACCAATATTGCTTGGAGATAGTTCTAAAGCCGAGAGAGTATTGGGTTGGAAGCCAAAGACTACGTTCAAAGATTTAGCACATATGATGTATGACGCAGATTATGATCGTGCATTAAATCTTTGATATTCTAATTCTAAACATATGCGTCATTGTTTGTGAAAATATCATATCATCGTAGGAGATAGTAATGTCAGAAGAGAACACATTTCTCACGCCGTTTAATTTTAAGAAGAAGTATAAGGTAATTACGCTTTCGGATCACCCGTTAGCACCATCAGGAGTAGGCGTCCAAGCACGTTTCCTGATTGATGGTCTTATCAAGACCGGTCAATGGTCATTCCGCTGCTTAGGCGGCGCTATGAAGCACGCAAACTATGATACGATAGCTGTGAACCCTGATTTCGTTGTAAAGCCTGTAGACGGCTTTGGAAGCAAGGAACTTATACGTCAGCTTCTTATCACAGAACAGCCTGATGCTATTTTCTTATTTACAGATCCAAGACAGTTTACATGGCTCTGGGAAATGGAAGATGAAATCCATCAAGTATGTCCAATCGTCTATTGGCACGTTTGGGATAATGATCCATATCCAGCATTTAACTATCCATGGTATGAGAGCACCGATCTAATCAACTGCCTTTCTTATAAGACGTTTGAGTTAGTCAAGCCTCATTTCCCAGAGAAGACCAATTACATTCCTCACACCTTTCCAAAGGGAGTATATAATGCTCTACCAGAGGAACAAGTAAAGCAACTTAAGCAACAGAACTTTGGTCCAAAGGCAGATTGGTTTAAGGCTCTTTGGGTTAATCGTAATGCCACACGTAAAATGCCGAACGATGTTCTTCTTGGTTGGAAGACTTTCCTTGATGATCTTGAAAAGAAGGAAGGTCATCGTAACGCAGTTCTAATCATGCATACAGATCCAAACGATATGGAAGGTCCAAACCTTCTTGCCGTCTCTGATATGCTTGGATTGAATGAAAATGTTTGGTTCTCAAATGATCGCCTTCAGTTTGAACAAATGAACGTTATGCACAATCTAGCAGACGTTTGTGTTAACGTGGCAAAGAATGAGGGCTTCGGACTTTCTACTCTTATTTCTCTTCAAGTTAGTAAGCCAATTGTCGCTCTTAAGACTGGTGGCGAAACCCGTCAGGTAGAAGATTATCGTAACGGTTATCAGTATGGCGTTGCTATTGAACCTGCAAAGCGTTCTCTTGTTGGTTCACAGATGGTTCCTTATATCTTCGAAGACTATTGCACAGAACGTCAGTTGGCAGATGCCTTTATGGAGATATACACTTGGACACCAGAGAAGAAGGCAGAGTTCCGTGAGAAGGCTGCCGAGTATCTTGAGCATGAGTTCAAGTATGAGAATATGGTTCAAAGCTGGCACGACACGATGTTAAAATGCGTTGAAGATTTCAAGGCAAGAAAAGATGCCGGTGCTCTTAAGCGTTGGAAGCTACAAGGAATTAATCCAGCTCCTGCTAACAAGTTAATCAACATTAAGTGATAAGGGATATAGTAATGACAAAGAAAACAGTAATTCTTCGTGGTCCAGTATTAACCGAAAGTGGTTATGGAGTTCATGCTCGTCAGATAGCTCGTTGGCTATTTGATTTAGCCGATAGAACTGGAAATATAGATGTTGTTACGGAACCTCTTCCTTGGGGTGCAACTCCTTGGCTTGTTGATGTATATTCACATGATGGACTTGTAGGTCGCCTTATTCAAGCTGCTGGCAAGAGAGAGAAGTATGATGTTTCCCTGCAACTACAACTTCCAAATGAATGGAACCCTTTTCTTGCAGATTTTAACGTTGGTATTACGGCAGGGGTAGAAGGCGATGTTTGCAATCCGGCATGGATATCAGCTATTAATCGCATGGATCTTCTGATTGTTCCTTCAGAGTTTGTAAAGGGAGTATTTACAAATACCGGTGAAGTAAAAACTAAAGTGGTTGTTATTCCGGAAGCCTTTATTGATGCAGTAGCCACGCCAGAATTGCCAGAGCTTGATTTAGAACTTAAGACGGATTTTAATTTTCTTTTATTCGGTCAAATTACTGGCAATAATCCAGAGAATGATCGCAAGAATATATTCTATGCTGTTAAGTGGTTATGCGAACAATTTAAAGACAGCCCTGATGTTGGAATAGTTATTAAAACAAATACTGGCAGACAGACTGTAGTTGATCGTATGAGAACCACCAATATGTTGGCGCAGCTTACGATGGAAATTAAGAAGGGCGCTGAGTTTCCAAAGTTCTATCTTCTTCATGGAGATATGAGCGATAACGAAGTAGCGTCTCTATATCGTCATCCAAAGATTAAAGCCCTTGTAGCTCCTACTCGTGGTGAAGGATTTGGTCTTCCTATTCTTGAGGCTGCGGCTTCTGGTCTTCCGGTTATTGCTACTGGTTGGAGTGCTCATACAGAGTTCCTTGGCAAAGGAAAGTATGTAAAGCTTGACTATCGTTTGGAGCAAATTCATCAAACCAGAGTAGATAATCAGATTTGGATGGAGAAAGCTAAATGGGCAAATGTAAAGGAAGAGGACTTCAAGCATCGTGTTAAGAAGTTTGTAGAAAGTCCACAGATGCCACAGCAATGGGCGAAGGAACTATCAGAAACTCTTAAGAAGGAATATTCTTATGAGGCAGTTAGTGTTCAATACACGGAAGCCTTAAAGGAAGTGTTGGGATGATTATAATTGGATTAATATCTTTGATCCTATTATTTCTATTGATATCATCAATATTTTATCTAATTCGTTTTGCACGGATTATTATGATTATTGAAGATGATTTTTCTGATGCTATTGAGGCATTAGAGGATACTGAACGAACGTTGGAAAAAATCTTGGGCATGAGACTTTTCTTTGATAGTAAAGAGGTTCAAATGGTTGTCCAAGAAGCCATGGCAGAAGTTAAGAACAATAAGATAGCTGTTAATCGTGTGGCTCTTAAATTTGTTGATCGTAGCAAACAAAAATATAATGTGGTTGTTGAAGAAGAACCTGATATTCGTGAATTGCAAGAGAGAATAATGAGAGAGCGTATACTCCGAGGAGAAATGATAAATGAGAATACGCAAGAATTCAACCGTTGATATATCGGCAGAAATCAATGATATTGGTGATCTATTAACGGTTGCTCCAAGGACTGACAGCATACCTCCAGTTATTTATTCGGAAAAGAAAAAAGGTAGAAGAAAGATAAAGCGTAAAGGTGATCAGCCTACTCTTATCAATTATTTTACGGATAAAACTCAAGAACAAATAATAATATATCAGCAGGAAGCCGATACGGAAAAAAAGAAAAAGGTTTACGTCAAGGAGATACTTCCCGCCTTTGATAGCCTTGTAGAAAATCTGATAAACGTCTATGGGTTTTCAGTAATATATGAGAGCAAGCAAGACCTTAAGCATGAATGTCTTCAGTTCCTATATTCGGCAGTAGAGAAGTTTAACGCTGAAAAGGGTAGTAAAGCTTTTTCTTATTTCAACGTTGTAGCTAAAAACTGGTTAACCATTAAGAGTAAACAGAACATGAAACGTGTTCAAAGTTATATCTCAATGGATGATCGTGATAATTTATCTAAAGAAGATGTAGAACAGATTGAGTCACAACAGTTTCAGCCAGGGTTTGAAGAGATTTATACCATGGTTAATACTCATGAATATCTTACAAAGCTTGTTGCTGCCATAGAGGACAAGACCAAGACTGAAAATGAGAAAATGGTAGTTAATGCCATTAAGGTTCTTATAAATAATCTTGAAGACGTTGATCTTTTAAGTAAGAGGGCGATATTACTCTATGTAAGGGAACTCACAACTTTAAGTTCTAAACAGTTATCGATTGTATTGAGTTCTCTTAAGAGACATTATCGTGACGTTAAGAATACCGATGAGTTTGGTGTATAACCTTCTCTAATTGGTAGGGTTCCACTTATCAATATATTTGGTTATAGAAATAACTGTTATGCCTTGATATATTTAGGATTATGACGAAGAAAAACATACCTGTATATCAACCCGCCGCTCCATCCTTTGAAATGCAAACCCCTCCAGAACAACCTGATATAACTGGAATGGAAGTTGGTTTCCGTCGTCCTAATATAGACGAATTGGACAATAAGATTAATCAACAGCTCCATGATTTTTCTTCTCTTCTTAATAAGATATCTTCTGTAGAAGATAAGCAGAAGGCATTATGGAAACAGATATATGAGAATGCGGTTCAAGACCGTAAGAATGCCTATATCATGTGGATAGACCTTTATGGTTATGTCCATGCTAACCCTAATGAGCACGCTATTCATGGTCAAAACTTGTCTCGCTACATGGAACGCATGAGCAAAGCAAATGATCAAATACTTAAGTTAACTGAATTAGTATCCAAGGCAAGCGAAGAGGACTTGGACAATATGATGTCTGAAGACGACATATATGATAAAATTCAAAAAACAACAGGTATGAAGCAATGAGCACTTTAAGAAGACAAAAGGTTATTAAGCAGATAAAAGACGTTTTACTTCCTACCGTTATGGAACAGATAGACGAGGGCGGTCTTGGTGGGCATATGTCTCACGTCCATGAGGATTACAATCTAACCTTTGGAGAAATAAAATCTATATTTCATCAAGCCAGCAAGGGTAAGTTAGAGAACGTCTCAGAAAAACTTGATGGTCAAAATGTATTCTTTACGTTTAATCCAACTGAAGGATTAAGATTTGCTCGCAATACCGGTCATATTAAAACAAATGGCATGGGGGCAGATGAGATTGAAACAAAATGGGCAGATAAGCCACGGGTCGCCGCTGTGTTTGGAAAAGCCTATAAGGTGCTATCAGCCGCTATAGCATCGTTATCTCCAGCAGATAGAACCGCTATCTTCAATGATGGCAAGATTTGGTATTCAGCAGAGATAGTAGGCACTCTTAATCCTAACGTCATAAACTACGATCAAGATGCCGTTGTATTTCATGAAAGTGGAACGGTATATGATGAAAATGGTCAACCATTAAACATAGACACCAGCAAAAATTTTGCAAAGCTTGTTGCAACTACAAATCGTATGCAAGCTGCAATAAAAGATAGTGGCTGGAAAGTGTTGGGACCGGTTATGGTTTCATTGCAAAAGCTATCAAATAATGAGCCATTAGAAATGGCTATTGCCGGATTAAATGGCGTCATGAACAGTTATAGTATGACCAATGACAATACTCTTGGCGAAATGTTTGAAGAATATGTTATTTCTGAACGGATGAAAGATATTATAGCTGATGATGATACTAAAAGTTATCTTGCTGAACTTGTATCAGATTTTGAAAAAAATCTTACCAGCAAAAAGCCAATATTAGAAGATTTAGTTAAAGAGGGATTGGTGCAAAAGGAACAAGTTAAAGATATTGTTGACCTTATAAGAAATGGCACCGTTCTTTATAATGAAGCGACCGCCACAGTAAGATTTATAATAAAAAATTTCGCTGAAGATATTTTAAAAGGCGTTGCAAGTTATCTTATTATAAATCCGGACAAGGAAATTCAACGCCTAAGAGGCGAAGTTGAAAAGGCTATAGAAACCATTAGAGCTACTGGAACGGAACATTCAAACGAAGTGATGAAAAAAGAATTAGCTCGTTTACAAAATATTGACAACATTACTAGTTCTATGGAAGGTATTGTTTTTAAATACGGCGGCAAGGTATATAAGTTAACCGGGGCATTTGCTCCAGTTAATCAATTGCTTGGAATAGCCAAATATGGTCGATAATAAAGAAGTCATATTTTAAAAACTGTTTTAGGTTATATCTATAGGATATGCCTAGAGCTGGAACAAATATAGTACGTAGCTTAACTGGTGGAGTTGGCACCGGTACGTCATTAATGACGCAAGTTTTGACAACCACACAAACTCCCACATTACAAAGGGCAGTTGTTGTTGACGTTATAACTGATTTATCCCTTGTTACAGAAGAATACAAACAAGCATTAACTCAATTAGTTAACAATGCTGAATTGTTAGATGTTTTATCTGTAAATTGCGTTATCGCCAAGATAGTATCTGCTAATGAAGGGAATGGTTCTAATTCCAACACTATTTTATTCCCATTTTATTCCTCTCACTTTATGTTGCCTGTTATGCCAGGAGAACAGGTATATGTCATATATGAGGATATGATTGGAACGGGAACTAAGATTGGCTACTGGATGTCCAGAGTAGCTGGATATGGAACTTTTGAAGACCCAAATTACACACATGATGACAGAAGATTTGATTCGACTATTAATGAAGGAACTTATACCACAAGCGAACAACTCAATAGAAACGCCGCTAATGGACAAGAAACGTTTCAAAACGGCGGCAACACTATTGACACAACAACCTTGCCAATAAACGAAAGAAACGCTATAGAAAATCCTTACGATACGATTTTCAATGAAGCCCGAGCGAGTGCATTTATTACGCCTGAGCCGGTTCCAAGATGGAAGAAACGCCCACAAGAGTTAGTATTGCAAGGTGCAAATAATGCACTTATAATGCTTGGAGAAGACCGTAATGGCCCTATAGATGGAGCAATTAACGACAACCCTGTTGATATTATAAAGTTGGGTGGAGCTCCTAGACAAGCAGGCGCAATTGATATCGTAGCAGGCAGAGGAAGATACTTACAAAATCCCGGTGTAAATCCAAAAACGTTTAATACTAGTAATCCTGCTGGTCCTTCATCTAATGCACCGCTAGTAATTGAAAACATTCGTGGATATCAAGAGACAGATAAAAATCCTTTTAGAAACAGAAGAGAAGAAATAGCAAATATAAATGAAGGCAATCCAAATCCAATGTTTGATGCCGCACGAGTTTATGTTGTTCAGCAAAGCAAAGTTGATGAAAATTACGGTCTAATTTATAATGGAGAATTTGGAATAGTATATCCTCCAGAATGTATAGCCAACGAACAGCCTGTAGAGAATGGAACTTTAGGCAGAAGTTATGTTGTTAATAAGGCAGATCATATACGTATGATTGCCAGAAGAGAACCTCAGACCGCTGATAGCACAAATATTGCTGGGACTGTTTTAATTATTCGTGAAGGCAAAAACAATACCAATAGCATATCTTCTAATCCAGATACTGCGCCATCAGTTCCAGATGGCAATTTAGCCTATATATATCTGAATAAAGAAGGAAAAATTCAAGTTGAAGCGAATGAGATCTATCTCGGTAGAAGCGGCGACTTATCTCAGCCATATGTCAGATACTCTGTATATAAAAAAACCATAGAAACTTTACAAGATCAAATTAACTCTTTAAGAGATCATATAAAAAGCTTAGAAGAAACATTGGAAACTGCATTTCAAACGGCAATCGCCGTTCCATATTCGAATATACCTTCATTATATGCATTAGCAAATAACGCATTAAGAGAACAAGTTCAGTTTTCAAATTTGGATCAAACCATAACAGAAGCTGATGATAAAATTAAGAATACGTATAACAATACTGTTAAATCCACAAAGATATATGGAGAATGATTATGTCAAAAGCAGCAATGAAAAATACAATTAAGGCAATATTGCAATCTGAGCTAGGTAAAGCTGAAGGTAATACCGGAGCAGCTAATGCTCAAATTGAAACCATATCAACTGCTATTTCTGAGGCAGTAGCCGCATACGTTACTCAAGAGTTAACAGTCTTAAAAACGTTTTTGGTAACTCCTGGAGCATTTACCGGAGCAGGAACTGGGGTTGTTGTTGTAACCGCTCCAGGAATAGCCCCATATATACCTGGTATTCCGTGAAGGCATATATTTAATCTCATATGGCAAGATTATCATTCAAAGATGTTGGCATACAGAATTCAATAGCTAATAGAATAGCTACAACTGTTGCACCAACTCCATATGGAATAAAAACTCCATTAGAACTGGATGAAGGAAACTCTGTATCTATATTCAAGATGAACTATACCCTTCTTGAACAGATGAGTGATAACTTAAGAAATATTATACTAACAAATCATGGAGAAAGATTAGCCATGTATGATTTCGGAGCTAATCTTCGTCCTCTTTTAACAGATTTTAGCAATAAAGACAATTTTGATCAAGAAGCAATGAGTAGGATTAAGACGACAGTTGGGAAATATATGCCATTTGTCAATCTATTGGGTTATGAATCCAAGATTGAAAGAGCACAAAACGTATATACTGGAATTGTTTATGTGATAATTGCATACAAAATATCCACTTTCCCAGAACAATTATTGGAAATAAGTTTATTTATAACGTGATATTAATATGGCCGACGATAATAAAAAAAATGCTTTAAAGCAAGTAAGACAACGCCGATATCTTAATAAAGATTTCGATGCATTACGTAATGATTTATTGGATTATGCCAGAAGTTATTTTCCAAATAACATTAGAGACTTTTCTGAAGCAAGCCTCGGCGGCTTGTTGCTTGATATGGCCGCCTACGTAGGCGATGTTCAAAGCTATTACCTCGACCATCAATTTCATGAAAGCTTTCCAGAGTCTTCTGTTGAACCAAATAATATAGAAAGGCATTTGAGAAAGGCAGGAGTTCCAATCGTTGGCGCTGCACCGGCTGTTGTTAGTGTTGTATTTTATATAAGAGTTCCTACTGATGGAACAAATACTGGAAATCCAGATGTTACAGCATTGCCAATAATAAAAGAAGGCACTATAGTAAGATCAACTAGCGGCATTGATTTTGAATTGACAGAAAATCTTGATTTTTCTTCTCGTCGTGCCGACAATTCATTGGCAGCATCCGTTGCAATAGGAACTGTTAATGCGAACAATATTCCACAAAACTATATTTTAAGTCTTAATGGTATATGCATTTCTGGAAAAAGAGCTGTTGAAAATTTTTCCCTCAACACTTTCATTCCATATAGAAATATTGCTTTAACAAATCCAAACGTTACTGAGATCATAAAAGTTACTGATGCTCTTGGTAATGAATATTATGAGGTCGAATCTTTAACTCAAGATACGATTTATAAGCGTGTCAGCAATTTCAGCTATGACAATAAGTTAGTTCCAGAAAATATAGTTCCAATTCCGGCACCATATCGTTTTATAAAAAACACAGCTTTACAAACTAGAACAACCGAATTAGTATTTGGTGGTGGTTCAGCCAGCACAATTAACGACGACATTGTTCCTGACCCAAGTGAATATTCATTGCCATTATATGGCAAGAAAACATTTGCAAGATTTAATTTAAATCCAGGCAATTTATTACAAACAACAACATTTGGAGTTATTTCTGAAAACACTACACTAACTGTTACGTATCGTTATGGTGGTGGTCTTGAACATAACATTGATGCAGAAACTATTAACGCCATCAGTTCTTTGAATATATTCTTTCCACAAAATCCAAATCCAACTGTTTCTTCTTTCGTTAGAAATTCTATCGACGTTACCAATCTTGAGCCAGCCTCGGGTGGCGAAGATCCTCCTACTACGAACGAACTGAAGAACAAAATTCCTGCATTTCAAGGAATGCAGAACCGTATCGTTTCAAAACAAGACTTGTTGGCACGTGTATATACTTTACCATCTAACTTTGGACGTGTATTTAGAGCTGCAATAGAGCCAAATCCAAATAACCCTCTATCTTCTCAGCTTTTCATTATCTGTAGAAATCAAGACAATCAATTAATAGTTGCTCCAGATACTCTAAAGAAGAACTTAGCAACTTATCTAAACCAATATCGTCTTATCTCTGATGCTATCGATATATTAGATGCCAGAGTAATTAACGTTACAGTTAAATTTACAGCCGTCATTGATCCAACTCAAAATAGAGAGTTGGTTCTTAGAAACACTCTCAATAAATTAAAAGATTACTTTAATATCAAAAACTTCGAGATTGATCAACCAATTGTAATGAACGATATACAAAACATTATATTCAATACTGAAGGAGTTGCTTCTGTTACAAATTTGGAAGTTGGTAACGTATATAACGTTCTTGATGGTAGATTATATTCAGATCAACAATTTGATATTAAAGCAAACACCAGCCGTGGGATTATATTTGGTCCTCCTGGTTCAATGTTTGAATTAAAGTATGCAGATTACGATATCGTTGGCACAGCCGTTTGACAGGTGATATATTATGTATAGATTATTATCAGCAAGCAAAGACACATATATCACAAATAAGATAATCGCAGGTTCTCCATCTGTAACCTCAAACGTTGGACAAGCTGGGACACTTGATTTGTTTAAGCTTTATGATGAAACTAATGTTTCTACTATGGTTTCTGGAGTTATTGAGTTAAGTCGGTTTCTTCTTCAGTTTGATTATGAGCCTCTTCAACAAATAACTGCTTCATTTCTTAATATTGCTGATCCAAGCTTCAAAGCGTTTCTAAATCTTAAGGATGTATATGGTGGTCAGACTACCCCTTCAAACTTCTCTATAAGGCTTATACCGCTTTCTAAAAGCTGGGATGAAGGTAGGGGTCAAGACGTTGTTGCATTCCGTGATTTAGATACGGCGAACTTCCTTACTGCTTCCGTCGTTACCGGCACTCCAAACGTTTGGTTCCTATCCGGAGCAGCAGAGAGTGGCTCTCTTGGCGATCCTAATATTGATATAATAGTTTCTGGTAATCTCGGTGCTGGATTACAAGATTTAACTGTCACAACACAGTTTGCTCGTGGTGATGAAAATCTTCTGATGGACGTTACAACTCTTGTTAGTGCGGCTATAGCAGGTCAGATGCCAAATCACGGTTGGAGACTTTCATTTGTTGATGCTCAAGAACAAGATAATGTTACACGTTTCGTAAAAAGATTTGGTTCACGTCAAGCTAAAAATCCTGACCTTAATCCACAACTAATAATCAAGTATAATGACCAAATACGGGATGACTTAGGAGAGACACTATTCAACGTTTCTCAAAGCTTATTTGCTTACAATCGTGTTAACGGTGGTTATCAAAATTTCTTCTCTGGTAGCACGGAGATTTCTGGGACTAATAGCCTTCTATTAAATCTTTATGGGGGCAAATACATCACATACACAACTTCCAGTTTCTCCTTATCACATAGCGCCAGCATTAATCACTTAACTCGAAGTCTTTATGCTATAACTCAGAGTTTTACCGGTAGCCAATTCTTAATTGGTAGCGTTCCACAAACTGGTATATATTACGCCGATGTTAACTTTAACACATTAGAGAATGCTGTGCTTAGTGGATTTCTAACTGGGTCTACTTCTCAAGAGTTCCGTTATGCATGGACTAGCTTAGACGGAACAGTTACATATGCTTCTGGCAAGACCCTCTACAAGCTCCCACAAGGCTCTGCAAGCAACGTTGAGGAAGAGAACTGGGTAGTCAACATAACCAATCTTAAGCAGCAGTATAAGAGCTCTGAGCAGGCAAGATTGCGTATCTTCGCATTAGATTACAATACAGAGCAATCTGCCAGCAGATTGCCACTTCAACCAAAGAGCCTTATACTTGATAATCTAAAATGGAGATTGATAAACGCTTATTCCCGTAAGGTAGTAATACCATTTGATAATCAGGCTACTCTTTGTTCATATGACAGTCAAGGAATGTATTTTGACATATGGATGCAAGACTTTGCACAAGGCGAAGTTTACGAATTCGAATTGATGATTACTTATGGTGGCAAGGATTATTTGATCAGCAATTCTGGATTTAGATTTAAGGTAATGCCATAATGCCTATCAACAATACAAGAAACTTACAAAGGAATGCTCCTGCATTATTTAGACCAATAGTGGTAAGAAGCGTTCAAGATCAAGCTCATGAAAGTGTTAGCTTCAATTTATACGAATCTAAAGTAATAGCAGATACCAGTATTGACAATACATCTTCATTTCGTTACAATAGCCCCGACACCGGATTACGCTCAACTCAACAACTTAACGTTGATTGGTCAGACTTTTCTAATCATACTTTCTTTAACTCAGCTCAAGTAAAAGTCAACGTTGCTTTTGACAAGATACAAAACGGGTTTCCATTTGATGGAACTCAAAAAGAGACTGAAATATATATTGATCGTTTAACTGGCCATGAAAAATACATATATGACAACTATCCAAAAAATAAAGGATATTTGTTTTTTTCTGGTACGGTAGCTCCTTCTTCTATAGCTTATGGCACATATGTTACAGTAGTTGATCAAGCTGGAGCAGCATATGCATCTCTATCTAAAAATACTGATGGCAAAAATATAATCAATCCAAAACTCAATCCTATGACTATTGAGTATTGGCTATATGTTCCAACACAGGTCAACAGTAATCAGGTAGTATTAGATAAACATAGCGGTTCATTTGGATTTTTATCCGGATTAAACTCAACAATATCAACTACAACTGCAACTAATAGTTTTTATATCTCTTCTGGTTCCGCATATGAACAGCTAAGCGTTTCATTCCCAAAAGGACAATGGAGTCATATAGCTTGGGTTTGGGACAGAACTCCAGGATATAATGGATTGTCCGCATATTTGAATGGAGAATACTATTCTTCAAGCTCTATGGCCGTTGAATTTGAGACTATAGATACTGCAAATAATCTATATATTGGTTCTGGTAGTGCCTTGACTACGGTTGGCTTTATTCCAACAAATACTTTATCGGGTGCCTTAGATGATTTAAGAATATGGCATTCTGTTCGATCCAAAGAAGAGATATACAACAATTATAAAAAATCTGTGTTTGCGGATTTAAATTTAAAGCTATACTATAAATTCAACGAGCCCTCTGGCAGCAATGCTCCAATTGTTATTGATGCATCTTCAAACAGTTTGCATGGCAACTTAAGCGGTGATCGCAGTTCATATGTAAGGCAAATACCAACATCTTCCATAGCTGGTCCATCGCCGGTAACATATGAACAACTAGAACTATGTCCAATAATGTTTGGTAATCAAATAGATGTCTACAACTACAGAACTTCACTATATACAAGTGCCAGTATATATGACAATGAAAATCCAAACATCATAACCAAATTAATACCAAGACATTACTTTTTAGAAGGACAAGTTGAAAATGCATTAGAGACTGAAGAAGGAGAGATTGTAGACTCTTTAACTTCCGGAACTGATCCACGTTCAACAAAGCTTGGAGACACACAGGTATTTCTTTTGTTCTTGTATACGTGGGCAAAATTCTTTGATGAAATAAAACTTTATACTCAATCGTTCGCAGATAATCAATTTGTAGATTACAATAATATTGATACCGTGCCGGATCAGTTTTTGCAACAATTGGCAAGAAATCAAGGCATTGAGCTTCCTCCAATGTTTACAGGTGCCAGCGTTGCTCAGTTTATAAATGCTCAAAACATACAAGACACGCCCGGCGTCAATCAGTATTCTTTGCAATATATTCAAAATCAAATATGGCGTAGAATTTTAATAAATTTAAGAGAGATTGTTACATCAAAAGGCACGGTTCATGCTGTAAAAACTTTCATTAGAGCAACCGGCATCGATCCAGATCAAAATTTCCGTATAAGAGAATATGGTGGTCCTACAAAACAAAATCTTGGTTTCGTAAGAGACAATCGTCATGAAATAGCATCGGTTTTAAATTTTGTTTCTGGTGGGCTTGTCACGAGCCCATATCTTTCTGGAAGCCGAACAGAACCGGGATATCCAGAAGTCGCTGGCAGCATTAGCGACGGACTTTTCACGTCCGGATCGTGGACATATGAAGCCACATATAAGTTTCCAAACAATCTAATTTATCAACGAAATCAAAGCTTGGTAAGATTTGCGACTACCGGTAGTAGTTTAAATCCAAACGGTGGATTAATAGCAAATCTAATAGCCTATTCCGGCAGCATAAGCTTCGCATCCACGACTACCAGTTCTCTCACTCTTTTTGTTCGTCCAAATGACAATGCATCAGCTCCGTATCTAAGACTTTATATGTCTGGAGTAAATCTATTTGATGGAGATAAATGGTATATTTCCATTGGAAAACAAAGAAATGACGACGGTTTAAATTCTGTTGTATCCAGTTCTTATTTCTTGAGAGTTGCTAAAAACATATATGGTGAAATATTTGAAAATTATGTGACCAGTTCATGGTTTAATGATGCTCAAGGTGGCGGCATTAACGTGTGGAACTCTCGTGCAGCGGCTACAAATGCAAGTGGTTCTTATTTTATGATAGGATCAAGTTCTATCAATACTGGAATAGGCAGTTTCTTGAATGATCCGATGGTTGCTCCATCAATAGCAAGAGAGACTATATTTACAGGCGATGTATCCCAAATAAGATTTTGGAGCAAAAATATCAGCGAAGAAGAATATCCGGAACACGTTAGAAACTTTAAGTCTATTGGCGTTCAAGATCCTCTTACCAATTTTAACTTTATAACCAATAAGAGCAGTTCATGGGAACGTTTACGGATTGATGCAAATACGGATCAAATAGTAACTGCATCAAATGGCTCCGGGGCTATAACCATATTTGATTTCTCACAAAACAACTTACATTTATCAGGAACACTATTCCCAAATAATCGTCAAATAATAGATCCAGAAAGATACTATTATAGTTTTATTTCTCCAAAGTTTGATGAAGCCAGCACTACAAATAAAGTTCGCATTCGTTCATTCGAACAATATGAGAATGTTCAATCTACTCCATGGGCACAAGTAGCTCCGGTATATGAAATACCAAGAAATGAACAGCCTACAGATAGCACCAAGTTCACAATAGACTTTAGCGTAGTTGAAGCCCTCAATCAAGACATAGTAAATATATTTGCTACCCTTGATGAACTTGACAACATACTTGGTGCTCCGGAGTTGGTTTTCTCTCCAGATTATCCTGGACTTGAAAACTTAAGAAACGTTTATTTTAATCGTTTAACAGACAAGGTTAACCTTAAACAATTCTTTGAATTCTATAAATGGTTCGATACCAACATTTGAACATTTGTTTCTCAACTAATTCCTAAAAAGACGAAATTCTTTGGAACAAACTTTGTTATTGAAAGTCATATGCTTGAACGCCCCAAGTTTGAGTATCTATTTAGCGAGCTATATCTTGGAGATAGTAATAGAACTGGGCTTAGAGATAGAATATTGCTACAAATGTTTTTAGCGACTTTTGCTAAATATTAAAAATTGAACTGCAATATATCTATACTATAATCAGGTGACATATGTCTTTTAATGAAACCCAAGGATTGAGTGGAACCGAGTTCGTCCCGTATGACGATTCCACTTTATTTTCTCCAGCCCAGCTTCGCATTGGTTCAATGCCTGAAGATGTTATAGCCACATATACACAGTCAGGTTCTGGAATGGATACGTCTGCTTTTGATAAGCTAAGACAAGGCGTTGAAATGAGGCGTCCTGTTCACGTATATGGGTCTACTCAGCCAAAGCTTTGGGCAGGAAATCTACTCCATCGACCACAAGAGTTTATTCCATATGGCGAAGCTCGAACATGGACAGAATATGAAAACACTACGGAATACTATGACAATACTATTCCTTTCAATCCTATTCAATATATAACAAGCAATAACGATTATCCTTATCCAATATATTTCAATGATGGTCCACAACAGGGACAAGAAGCCATTATGGAACCTCTTACGATTCCATTCAGAGCGGAAACATCATATATTGAAGGTGCCTTTCCAGCTCATCGTCCTAAAGGAAATCTTGAAGACGGAAATCCAACTTCTGATGCTGTTCAATCTAATAATCGCATATTACAGTTTGTTTCTTACGAAGCACCATTAACATCATCACCGTTTCTTGATGGTGGACAGGAATATATTGGCGATGGACCAATACAGGATAATATTATAATAGAAGGTTATGTAAATTTCGTTCAAAGATTGGGAGATCCATTTGACGATACAGAAAATGAAGAAATAGTTAAGCAACTAAACATTAATACTAATACGATATCTAATCAAACTTTCTTAAGTCGTCTTGAATTATTAGACATCAATTTAGACGAGGACATAAGACAAACATATACTCAAAAATCAGCAACAGCAGGTTATACTGTATATGGTCCAGAACAAGGAAGATATGGAACTGATAGCGTTACGTATGCTGGATGGAGCAGAGGTTCATGAGTAGACAAGAGAAAAGAACCAGAATAAGAGTAGTTCCTCCAAAACTACAACTACGTGGACGAGATGCTTTGTCTGGGTCTTATCCTACAAATGTAAGATTTTCATTAGATGGCAGAACTGGAAATTACAATATTAATTATAATGATGTTCAGACTGTAGTTTTTGGTTCACGATCCAATGGAACGTCATGGCAAGATAATATGATTGGTTATTGGACCATGCAAAGATTGGGTCCAACCGGTTCAGCAGCAGGTGGAATTACTTTTGAAGCAGAAATATCCGGTTCTCTTAGAGAGGGAACATATCCATATTTAGATTTTAATTTGGCTGACGATCCTTCAACCGCTTTTAAATTTATTGGCGTTAGTCAATCTTTTCCACATAATGGCAAAGCTTATAATGTAGATATTGATAAAGCAACTCCAAGCCAAGGAATAACTGCAAATTTTGAATTTCCATATATACAACCAAATAAATCATACGATTTTAAACCAAGCTTTAGTCCATATGGAATTATATACGATCCTGCTTCTACTGTTACAAGCATAACTCCATTGTTAGCTCAAAATATGGACTCGGATAAAAGTTTATTTGAGTTTGCAGATGTAATAGTTCCAACTCCTGGAAAAATAGTTTATGAAAGCTTTACTTTTGCAGGTTGGTTTTATTACAACCATGATGTTAGCAATATATTAAATGGCATATATTTGATTACCGGGCCATGTAGAAAAAGTCCATGGAATGTCAGTAATGTAGACTATATAGCTTCTGCTACTGAGAATGTCACTCCTAACGCACTAGATTTCTCTATTTCATTCTTGAGTGGCAGCACGGCTAACAGAATGACATTGAATACAGTTGCAGTTCCAAATTTGGTCAACACTTGGTTTCATTTTGCTTTTAGTTTTGATGGAAAAACTTCTGGAGCTCCGGCTACATCAAATTCAATAAAAGTTTACATTAATGGGGAGAGAGTAGCTGTCTCGTCTTTTGGCTCTTTTGGTGCCGGATTTGACTCATACGATACAGATACTGCGATACAATATGGAATTTCTTCTGGTTATTCGTTTGCAAAAAATTCATCAGTAACCGGTTCTATTGGCGAAATTTCGTTTTTCAATAGAGAGTTAAATTCTAATGAATTAAAAGATATATACTATTCTCAAGTTCCATGGAATAAGAAGCGTCGTGTAATAGCAGGTACCTCTATAGACCTTGATAATAACCCTTATCCAGTAGATGCTGGAGAATATATGACCACCTTCAATAGAGATGGCATGTTGGTCACCGGCTCTATTGTTAAAGGCATCGGAGACAATCAGGAGTGGGTTCATTTCTCTCCAGGTCAAGAGATGCAACCTTTCCATGATCAACTACAATACGCCGCAGATGCCAAAGGAGCTTCTGTTGCAAATCCATTCTTTACAACCGGCAGTTCCATTTCAGACGTTGGCGAAGGATTTAGTTCTCCACTTTGGAACAAGAATAAGATTGAAATACCTATGCCAGTTGTTTCTGCATCTTCAATAGGTCCAGTAAAAGGAAAATTTAGTTCTTCACCAAGTGCTTTTGAGAATTCTTACAGCTCTCCAATGGCTTATTATAATTTTGATAGAAAGATTTGGGAGCCTATAGGAGTTGGTTTAAATTTTAATACATCCACTTTGAGAAATGCAATTGAATATATCCCAATCGGATTTTTTAACGGATTTCTTTTTACCGAAAATGTGCAGCCAATTGCAGCCCTTCATAATATAGGATATTGTGGCAGCGATTTTGGATTTCCATATCATCCAAAATATCATGCAACAGGTTCACAAGCTATAGCTATGTCACGTTATATAACAGAACCTTTTTTATTAGAAAAGGCAATTATAACCATAGGTAGTTGTTCGTGGGAAGTTGGTTCAGTTAACCTGTCTAATGTGACTAGTAATATTACCGGCTCTATTAATACTTTCTTTTTGCTTAATCAAAGAAGAAATCAAAATATTGAATATTCAAAAGGAATATATGCCAAAGAATATGGAGACGCTAGCGAAGCCGGAAAAATAATAAATACTAATATCCCAACTTCAATACCGCTATCAAAAGATCAATATGATGCATCAGAAACTACATACGTTGATACGGTAAGGGATATCTTAGGTTTCTCACAGATATATTCATTTGCAAGCGGTTCTTTAGCAGGAACATATCTGCAACCTTCTTCTCCAGGTATTGGATTGAGCAAAATAACAAAGACTTTAGCAGACCTAATTCCACAAACAGATAATGATATTGTTATTGAAAGTAAAGTTAGCAACATCTCAGGTTCTAATTGGAGTTTAACTAACATAGCTCTACAAATGAGCTTAGGAGTTCCTTGTTTTGGTAGCTTGCCTCCATACAATGTAATTGGTGGAAATAGTATCGTAACAAGATACAATGGTTCGGCAATAACTACTGATTCAACTTACATTGGTTACGATGGTTCAAGGACTGGATTGAATTTAACACAACTTTCTACACAAGGGCTAGTCAACGACCTGTTTGTTGGAACCAATCTGGAACCTGCTTACACTAGTGTTGTTAGAGCTTTAACTTCTCCACGTACATCATTCAATTTTGTTGATGAAAAATATAAAGTAAATCCATATATTTTATATCCAACCGATCATTTGATAATTGGCTGTCAAGCGCCCGTAAGTATTAATCCAGTTCAATATACTACAACACATGTTGCAACGCCAGTAGCTGAATCCACATTGACATTTGGTCCGGATACAGATGAAAATCGCTATCAAATTACCTTATATGGTAGCTACATAAAAGAAAACAAAGAGTATAACGATGGCACTAATCAGCTTTTGTCCTCAAATGGAATACATGAGGTTATAGAATAATATGCCTATATTTGATCAATTTGAAACCGAGACTTATGTTAGCTATTCCGGTTCCTATACGGATAGGATATTCTACGGTTCTATAAAAGAAAACAGCTATTCAACAGCCAGGAGTACTATAGCTCTTAAGACAACTGGAATTGTTTCTTCGTCTTTTTATCAAAAAGACATAAGCAGATCTGAACAATTTGGCTATGTTTTTGGAGATTATATACCTTCAAAATCACAAAACGGAAATCTTAAATTATTTAGTGTTAATGAACTAATATACAATTCATTAACTCCATCTCCTGTAAGTATTGTAAAAGCAAATAGTCAGTTAATTCCATATTTACAAACCACTTCAAGCTGGAAGCAGATATTTTCTGCAAGCTTAGATGCGGCACCGAAGTTAGATCGAACAAGCTTAACTGAAGATAGCGCACATATATTTTTAACGGCTCAAGGAACAAATATTCCTGTGCCAAATGCGTTAAACAATAATATATTGACGGTTCCAGTTAATTCTTTTACAAATATAATCTGGCTATATCAATATCCTTTTCAATCTAAATTTAAGAAATTAGAAAAATATTTCGGCACCGCACTTGATAACATAAGTATAGAAACCGACATATATAGTAGTAGTTTCTATAGTCCTCCATTTCAGACAAATAATTTAGGTTCTTTGTTTTATGCATATGGAGACGGGACGTTTAAACGTTATACGCAATATTCTCAAATGTGGTTGGGTCTTGGATCTAAAACCAGTTTGCCATCTAATATAGCGCACAAGCACGTATATACAAAATCCTATAATCCATTACAAAAAGTATACATGAGCAACTATTCTGGGTCCGTAAATCCAGCTTATGTCGCTTTTGGAGAAAATGGAACAATATTAACAAGCTCAAATGGACTATCTCATACGTGGGAAACCATTTCTTCGATACATGAACCCGCCAGCTCTAGCGCCATTTCACCAAATGCATTTAATTTGCCAATGAAAATAGATAGTTGGCCACCATCATTGTATAACGAAGGACAAGGAATTATACCGATATATGCTGCCACAACCGGTTCAATAAGAGATGCATTGCCTATAGCATATAATTCGGCATTAATAAATACAAATGGCAGTCATTTGCAATGGCTTTTAATTGTTGAAGCAATCGATTCGAATGGAAATAGAAGAGGTAAATTAGTAAGGACCAAATCATCCAGATGGGGAAATAAAATTCCTTCAATAGATGATTGGGAGCTGGTTAATTTAGACAAAGAATTCAACATGGGATCGGGCGCAACAACCCCAATTGATATTGATTTATATTCTTTTGCTACTAAAAATCCTGCTGGGCAAAATATAACTTCCACAATTCAGCAAATATTTGTTGTTGGCAAGGTAGATATATATGATGAATTTGGCACTACAAGAAGCACGAGTGCTTTAATAGGTGTCGGAGGAAATGATGGTGCTTCTGCGTATGCAAGCTGCGCTGCAAATACATTTACAAGAAATACTTCTGGACAGGCTGATAGACCAGATACTATATGGTTTTCTACCACGTGCGGAAAATGGAACGATAGAACTGGGACATTCCCTTATAGTTGGGTTTGTGGTTTAGATTGTTCTACTTCATCCCCGACCGGTTCTGGTTATATTGCTCGGTCATTTAGCTCAAATGGTAGTGCTACAACAGATACGTATACTCATATTAATCTTGGAAATATTTGGACAAACCAGGATGATGTTCCTCCATTATATTCAATAGCATATTCTCATATTAGTGGTGCTCTTGGATTAGGAAGCAACAGAACTGTGCTTTGCGTTGGTGCTAGTGGCACGATATTAAAAAACACAAACGGCGGAACGTCGAGCGGCGATTGGCTTAAAAAAACGCCAGATAACGGTTATGCTGGCACTTTTGTTGATGTTAAGAAAATATACTCTCTTAATTCAAGTCAGGGCTTAGAAGCATATGATTGGGTAATCGTTGGAGACGATGGAGAAATACAAATCAGCTCTGATGATGGCAACAACTGGGTAAGTTTAAGAACAGATGGAAGCGACTTGGACTACCCAAATAGGATATCCGGTTCATCTGGATTAGGAAATGTAATATACTCCAGTCAAACATATGGTTCTGGCTCTAAGAATGTTGTATATACGTCAACAAACAGAAATAACTCTTTTAGAAGCTATTATGCTGGTTCTATAGAAAAAACATTAGTTAAAAACGTGAGCAACGTTACAATACCACCATTTACAATGGCTGTTGGCGGCGTAACAACTCATGATTTCAATGAAAAGCAATTCAATCCTCCAGTTCTAATTCCGGCAGTTAG